TCCGACGACATCTCTTGAAGAGCAGATGTACAAGGATTTTCTTGATTATGGTTGGGATGCTGACTCATATTGTCACCGTATCTATTCTGGTAGAGAAAAAACTAATGAATTTCCAGTTACAATTACAACTTGGCAATCCGTATATAAACTAGAGCGTTCATTCTTTGAGGACTATGGTTGCATTGTAGGTGATGAAGCACACCTTTTTAAAAGTAAATCACTTATACAAATCATGACCAAACTTCATCATGCAAAGTATAGATTTGGTTTTACTGGAACTTTAGATGGAACACAGACTCATAAATGGGTCTTAGAAGGTCTATTTGGTCCATCATACAAAGTAACAAAAACTGAAGAGTTGATGAGACAAGGACATCTTTCTCAACTTGATATTCAGTGTCTTGTACTAAAACATCCACCTCAGAAGTTTGAGACTTATGAAGATGAGATACAGTATTTAATCTCTCACGAACAGAGAAATAAATTTATTTGTAACCTTACTTTAGATTTAAAAGGTAACACTCTTGTTCTTTTTGCAAGAGTAGAAGCACATGGAGCAATACTCTACAATCAGATAAATAATAATAAGCGAGATGACCGTAAAGTATTTTTTGTTCATGGTGGTGTAGATGCAGAAGAAAGAGAGTTAGTCAGAGAGATAACGGAAAGAGAAAACAACGCAATCATTGTTGCCTCTTATGGAACTTTTTCTACAGGTATTAATATTAAAAACCTCCATAACGTTATCTTTGCCTCTCCAAGTAAATCAAGAGTCCGTAATCTTCAGAGTATTGGACGAGTTCTTAGAAAAGGAAAAGACAAAGTAAAAGCAACGTTATATGATATAGCAGATGATTGCACATTAAACTCAAGAAGAAACTATACGCTAAATCATTTTATTGAAAGAATAAAAATCTATAATGAAGAAAGTTTCAACTATGAGATAATAACAATACAAATAAAGAAAAAATGATAGAAGATGATTTTTACGCAACAGTAAAATTAAAGACAGGCGAAGAAATATTTGCCAAAGTAGCAGCGTCTGATGAAGATGATAGAACAATGCTTATTGTTTCTAGTCCAATTATTATCTCAGAAATAAAAGGTAGAAGCGGTGTAGTTGGATATAAAGTAGAGCCATGGTTAAAAACAACAACAGAAGATATGTTTATTATAAATTTAGATGACGTTTTAACCATGTCTGAGTCATCCGATATTGAGATGATAGTTATGTATCAAAATTTTGTAAGACAATCTTACAGTCAAACAGAATCAAATAACTCAAAAATAAATCAAAGAATGGGATATATCTCTACTGTTAATGATGCTAAAGAGATATTAGAAAAGATATTTAATAAAAGCTAAGCTATTCCTATCAACCTTAGCAAAGATATTCTACTTGGTTTCCGGAACTTGTCAAGTATTTACTTAGGTGGTAGAATTACTACATAATTATGATAAAAACTTATGATACTATCAGGTATGACCAAAAGAAAAAGGTCAGAGCATTACGTTAACAATAAAGAGTTTCTTGCTGCTCTCGTTCAGTACCGTGAAAACGTAGAAGTCTCATACAAAAAAAAGTTTGGTATAAATCTTGATGAGCAAGACAAGTCAGAAAGAGGAAAGTCTTGGGACACAAAACCTCCTATCCCTCGCTACATTGGAGAGTGCTTCCTAAAGATTGCTAATCATCTTTCCTTTAAACCAAACTTCGTGAACTATATGTTTAAAGAAGATATGATTTCTGATGGTATCGAAAATTGTGTTCAGTATATTCACAACTTTAATCCAGAGAAATCTCAAAATCCTTTTGCATACTTCACTCAAATCATTCACTATGCATTCTTGCGTCGTATCCAAAGAGAGAAGCGTCAGTTAGAAATCAAAAATAAAATCATTGAGAAGTCTGGGTACAGCGAAGTATTTGACGACAACAATACCCTTGACGGATCCAACTACAGTGACTATAATAGCATTAAGGATAATGTACATTCTAAACTTCGTTATTAATGAAAGTTGCTATTATCACCGATCAGCACTTCGGAGCAAGAAAGAATTCTAAACTCTTTCATGATTATTTTTTAAAATTTTATAATGATGTATTTTTCCCTACCTTAGAACGGGAAGGGATTACTACTGTCGTTGATATGGGTGATACATTTGATAGTCGTAAAGGTATTGATTTTTCTGCACTTTCATGGGCAAAGGATAATTACTATGATCGACTCCAAGAAATGGGAGTAAAGGTTCATACGATTGTTGGAAATCATACTGCTTACTATAAAAACACTAATCAAGTAAACGCAGTTGATTTACTTCTGCGTGAGTATGATAATGTTACCGTATATTCAGAACCAACTGAAGTAATGTTGGATAATCTACCAACACTTTTTATACCCTGGATTAATCAAGAAAATGAAGAAAAAACTTTTAAAATTATTGAAAAGACAACTTGCCCATGTGCGATGGGGCACCTTGAGTTCCAAGGATTTAGAGTTAATCGACAAATCATCATGGAGCATGGTTTGGAGAGCAAATTATTTGAGAAGTTCTCCAAAGTCTACTCGGGACACTATCACACTAGATCGGATAACGGGGTAGTCTATTACCTAGGAAATCCATATGAAATGTTCTGGACAGATGTAAATGATACTAGAGGATTTCATATTTTTGATACAGAAACAATAACTCACAAACCAATCAATAATCCTTATAAGTTATTTTATAATGTTTATTATGAGGATACAAATCATCAAACTTTTGATGTTAGAGAATACGAAAATAAAATTGTAAAAATTATTGTTCGTAAAAAAACTGACTCTAAAAAGTTTGAGAAATTTATTGATAAATTTTATTCGATAGGAGTTTCGGAATTAAAAATTATAGAAAATTTTGAGTTTGCTGGATGGTATGATCAAGAAGACTCGGAAGAATTTGAATCCGAAGACACACTCTCTATCCTGAATAGATATATACAAGAATCGAATACTAATCTTGATAAATCTGTAATTAAAAGGATAATGCAAGAAGTATATCAGGAAGCATGTGAGATTGTTTAAATGTTTATTCTAACAATTAGCGGAAGAGAAACTGAAGGAGCATATTCTGTACCCAATGATGATGGAGAAAAAATTCTCTATATCTTCGAGGAAGAGGATGATGCCATCAGATATGCTATGATGTTAGAAGAATCGGGTTCTCCCGAAATGCATGTTATAGAAATAGAAGATGATCTTATGATTAAAACATGCGAAATGCATGATTATAAGTATGCAGTTATTACTGCTAATGATATTGTAATTCCTCCCCGAGAACATGATTTTATTTGAGAAAATTAGATGGAAAAACTTTCTCTCCACTGGAAATCAGTATACTGAGATTAGTTTTACAGAGCACCCCACCAATTTGATTATTGGTACTAATGGTGCTGGAAAGTCTACTGTTCTAGATGCCTTGACTTTTTCTTTGTTTGGTAAACCATTTCGCAAAATTAATAAACCACAACTAGTTAACTCTGTTAATGAAAAAGACTGCAAAGTTGAGGTTGAGTTTTCTGTTAATAATATTCAGTGGAAAATTGTAAGAGGAATTAAACCTGCTATTTTTGAAATTTGGAGAAATGGATCTGCATTGGATCAATCTGCTGCAGCCTTAGATCAGCAAAAGTGGTTGGAACAGAATGTTCTTAAAATGAACTATAAGTCTTTCACTCAGATTGTAATTTTGGGTAGTAGTACTTTTGTTCCTTTTATGCAACTTTCTGCTGCAAATAGAAGAGAAGTTATCGAAGATCTTTTGGATATTAAAATCTTCTCTTCTATGAATTCTGTAATTAAAGAAAGAATTCGCACTGCAAAGGAAGACACTAAGGTTTTAGAACTAAAAAAAGAGTCTTTGCTTGATAAAGTTCAAATGCAACAGAACTTCATCGAAGAGTTGGAAAATCGTGGAAACGCTAATATTAAAGATAAAAATATTTCTATCATGTCTCTGACTGAAGAAGTTGGTCATTTGATGGATGAAAACACTTCTAATGAAGATCCTTTGAGAGCACTTATTCGTGAGCAAGATGCTATTACTGGATACGCAGAAAAACTTAAAAGACTTGGACAATTAAAAGGTAAGATCTCTCAGAAGGTATCTACGATTACCAAAGAACACAAGTTCTTCACCGAGAATACGGTATGCCCTACATGCACTCAGTCAATTGAGGATACCTTCAGAATAAATAGAATTACAGACGCTCAAAATAAAGCAAAAGAGTTGCAATCTGGTTATAAAGAACTGGAAGAGGCAATTAAAGAGGAAGAGGAGCGAGAGCGTCAAT